TGAAACGCAGGTACGGCAGCGGCAAATTTGGAAACACCCTTAATCGCATCCCATGTAAATTTGATACGAGTAGATTCGTCCATCTTAGGGTTTGTTTTATATTGCATCAGACGGTGTAATAATTGAACACGCATTTGATACGGTAGATAGTGGAAGTTCAATCCGCTAAAACCTTCAATGGTACGCTTGTATAATAATAAACAAGGGAAACGGTCAAAGTATGGAATGTCGTGTTTATGTACAGGGTCATACAAAAACATATACATTTTCCCAGGCATCAATCTAGTTGTTAGCTGAGAAGGATTACCCTTCAATACAACCATCGGAGATTGAATCTGCTTCATAAGCAAAATCATCTGCTGTTCGTACCACGCTTTAGATTTTCTGAATGTGGTGTTTAGATCATATTTGTTTTTCTCAAATATGTCCAATGCAGCTAACTGGGCAGCTGTTCTACTTTGTCTAATAAATGTAGGCATAATTACTATTTAGTTAGATATGCCAAGTTCTTTCTCCGTTAGAATCTTAAATTCCCACTTTCTATCCTTTGCATATTCGGATGCAGCTTTCCATTTAGCCTGATTCTTAAGAAAGTTAAAGGATTCTACTAAATACTTCTTGGTTCTCTTTCCAGGGAAATCTGGCTGGATAGTTTGTTTTAAGGGTTTTATCTCAATTAAGTATGTCTTTGTAGAACCGTCTTTTTGTTGCACGTGTATCTTAAAATCTATAAAATAACGGTGTAATTTGTTGTCAGTAGGGCAAACATATGGGATAATCGTTTCTTCAGAACTCCAACGAATTATGGATGGGTTTCTATCGCACCACATGGCAAACCTCGTCTCCCAAGACGATCTCATTATGATATTATTAACATCTCCAGAATACTTTTGAGGGTTTAATGGGACGAACCTTCTTTTATGGAACATAAATAGTAATTATCTATTACAAAGAACATATTTAGGAAATTCTTATGGGTTTTACAATCAAAGACGGTTTCAATGCCGCTATGGACACTACAGTTGGCAGAGGAATTAAATCTGGCATCGATGCCTTAGATAAAGCCACGCAAGGTCCCCGCACCCAGTTTAATGCTTCAAATTCTAATAGGTTTAACCGTAACAAATACAAAATAGACCAGCATAGTTATCCGTCTGATTTAATGTCAGAAACCTATGGTGGAAACTATGCCATTTTCTACATCAACGTTTCAGACGATTCTAAATTGAACGTCAGCGATAATACAGTAGAATTAGACCCATCTACTGAAGCTAGAATGCGTGGTAGTTTGGTCGCTAAGAATATGTCAAAGGGTACGCTGATTGGCGCACAAGCTGGTGTGACTATTTTAGAAGGTGCTCTAGGTGGTTTAAAGAAAGATGGTAAAGCTGGTGCCGTTAAAGGTGCCCAAGAAGCCAAAGGCGAAGCAGCAGTTGGAGCCATTGGCGTTGCTCTAGCAGCTTCCCTTGCGCCAAGTGCATCAAGAAGTCAGCGTAGATTAAAGACAGCTATTGCTCTTCATATCCCTAACCAACTATCGGTTAGATATGGAACTCAATGGACAGAAAACGATACAGCTGCTATTCAAGCCGTGGCTGATGCTGGTGGTAATTTAGCAGAAGGTCTTGCGGCAGCTGATACTAAGAAATTATCAACAGTGGCACCAACAGTTAGAGAAGCTGGTGCAGGTTTAGCCCTTTCTAAAATCCCTAACGCTGGTGCAGTTTCTTCCGCACTAGGTATCGCAGCTAACCCTAAGAAAGAACAAACTTTCCAAGGTGTTGATTTCCGCGAGTTTAGTTTCGACTATCAATTCTTCCCTCGTAATGAGTTTGAGGCTCAAAACGTTTTGAATATTATCCACCAATTTAAATTACATATGCACCCTGAGTTTAAGAGTGAATTGAACTATGTGTGGATTTACCCATCAGAATTTGATATCTCATATTACACTGGTGGTATGGAAAACTTAAATTTACATAAGCACACTTCTTGCGTGCTTAAAAGTATGAACGTTAATTATACACCTAATGGTAATTTCGCAGTTTTCGCTAATGGTATGCCTACTCAAATTAATATGACATTAGAGTTTAAAGAACTACAACTTGCTTCCAAAGAAACTATTGGATTTACTCCAGGAGGTTTATAATATGTACTTTAAAGATTTCCCTCAGTTCCTTTATGACTTTGATTATGGTGGAGTGAATAAAACTTCTGTTGTTGTAGACGTTACGCGAAATATCAGAGTTAAAAAGGAACTATTAGGTAACGTTGCTCTGTACGACGAGTATGATATTGTCGATGGCGAGACGCCAGAAATCATATCAGAAAAGTTTTATGGCACACCAGAGTATCATTGGATCATTATGATTGCCAATGAGAAGTATGATTACAGATTAGACTTCCCACTACCTGAGCCAATTTTACAGAAGCATATTAAACACGCATACAACCCCACTATGTCATCAACTGATTGGTATTGGGACACCCATGAAGATGGTCGTAAATTTATTCACCTGAGAGTTAATTCAGGTGCTGGTGTTCCTTTTAATGCGTCATATTTAACTGCCCCAGTTAACATTACATTATATGATAAAACAAAACAATTCATTAAACATATCAATTTCCCAACTGATGAACTTGGATTGGATGAAACAACTCAGTATTTCTATTTCCCATATAATATGGATTGGGATATTACTCAGTTTGGCACTGGAACAGAGAATGCTGGTGTAGGCAATGTTACTATCTATATTGACACCGAAGGTCGAGAGTTTAATCCAGTTTATTTCGTAAATTCAAATGGTATTAGAGTCGCTGCAGGTACTGCTGGGGCAACTCCTGTTGACGGTAACACTGTGCATAGAATTGAAAATGATAAAAAGAGAAGAATTAAAATTATCTCTCCATCGCTGATTGAAACTATATTAAGAAATTACGAAGACGAACTTAGATAATTATGGCTAATCATATTTCATCAAACCAACTTAGATTTGCTGGAGACGTAAATATCTCCAAAGCGGTCATCGTTTCCAGCAAAGGTGTTTATCAAAACATCACAAACCAAATATTACAAGTTAGAGTATATGAGGATTTATTCTCACCATTCATAACTGGTTCCCTAATCATAAAAGAATCATTTGACTTTACTAACTTGTTACCATTAGTTGGCGAGGAATATATTGAATTAAAAATCGTTACACCTACTGTAAAGCAAGGTACGATTGAAGGCACGTTTCATATCTATAAAATGTCAGATAAGACTAAATTCGGAGACCGTTCGACTGCATACGAATTAAATTTTATTTCAATTGAATCTCTAATTGATACTAACAAGAAAATCAGCAAGGTTTTTGCAGGTAAGATTTCAGATATCGTTACGACACTGGCCAGTGATAAAGTTGATGGTTTAGAAACTAAAAAGAAAATCCTAGTAGAGAATACTCGTAACACGATTAAGTATATTTCAAACTATTGGTCTCCAATTAAGAACCTTTCGTTCTTGGCGGAAAACTCAATCTCTGAAACTCAATCTCCATCATTCTTGTTTTTTGAAAACAGAGACGGTTTTAACTTTAGATCTTTGGAAAGACTATACAAAGCTGAACCGATGCAAAAGTTTATTATGGATAGATATACCCGTGATGATTTCCCAAAGGGTGGTAACATTCTTAACATCATGGAAGACTACAAACGAATTGGAGAGATAAATTACATCACGAATTATGATTATATTGATCGAGTTCGTTCAGGTATGTTGGCGTCAAAACTTATCTCATATGACTCTACTAAAAAGACTTACACTGTTAAAAACTATAATGCAGCCAAGCGTTTTAGTTCACAAAACCATTTGAATAAGTATCCAGTATTCTCGCAAAACGTCATTGCTCGAGCGAATGCTCAGCATATCTTGTTCCCTCGTGCGTTTGAAACATTTACTAGTTTCGGTGACACCACTAACGCACGTATCCTACAAGAACGTATTTCTTTTATGAAAATGGCAGAATCTCATAAAGTTCAAATTAGTGTTCCAGGACGTTGCGACTACACAGTTGGTATGGTTGTTGATTTAACTCTATATCAGAATAAACCTATTAAGAAAACAGACAGACAAGACGAACTTATCGACAAAGTGAATTCAGGTAAGTATCTGGTCTCTGCTATTTTCCATGATATTAAGTCTAATGGGCACGATTGCTGGTTAGAGCTTATTAAAGATTCTATGATGAAGGAAGTATAATGAACATTTATTTTGGTATCGTTGAAAACCGAAGCGATCCGTTGGAACTTGGTCGCTGCCAAGTTCGTGTAGTTGGTCTACACACTCACGATAAGAACTTACTACCAACATCAGATCTACCATGGTGTGCAACTATGCAACCAACTACGTCGGCTGCGATGAATGGTATCGGACATACTCCAATTGGTCCAGTTGAAGGCACTTCTGTTGTTATCACATATCTAGATGACTCCATGCAACAGGGTCTAGTCCTTGGTGCCGTTGGTGGTATTGCAACTGAACCAGTTCCTATTGACTTTGACGACTCTGGTCCAATTAATAATACTGAAAAAGCATCAACCACAGTTTCATTAAGAACTGTTTCAGGGAAGACAACTGGTAATAAGATTAAATTCTATGATCCTAACTCTTCTAGAACAGACTTAACATCAGTATTACAAGCTAACATGCGTGTTAGTGGTTATGGTATTGATTATGGTACAACTATCGTTTCTATCGACAGCGGTACTGAAATTACAATCTCAACATATGTTAGAGATTTCGGCGAGAACATTTTAGAGTTTGATACACCTCTAACAAGCGCAAAAAGCGTTATTGAATCTAAAACTAACATTACTGGTACGGCTCTTTCTGAAAAGTCTGATCCAATTAAAACAACACCAGTTAATAATGAGATTCCAACACTGCCACCTCTGCCTGAATTTAAAAATACTCAGACTAAAGCATCTGAAGGTATCAAGGCTCTTATTGCTGCGTGCGATAAAGTTGGATTGACTACTAAAGAACAGAAGTGTGCATTATTAGGTATTGCTGGTGGTGAAACTGGTTGGATTCCTCAATTGGAATCATATAGCTATTCTAAATCTAGAATCAAACAGATTTTCTCATTCTTAACAGACGAAGAAGCCGACAAATATTCTGACGCTGCTAAGAAAGGTCTATCAAGACAAGAATTCTTCAAAGTAATTTATGGACCAACTAAACGTGGTAAAGGTTTCCTTGGAAACTTGACTGACGACGATGGTGGTAAGTATTTTGGTCGTGGTTTCATTCAATTGACAGGACGTGGTAACTACAAACGTTACAATGATATGGCAAATAAGATGGGTTTGAATATTGACATTGTCAATGACCCAGATTCTTTAGATGCAGATATCAACGTTTCAGCAATCGTCGCAGCTTTGTATATTAAAGACCGTGTACCAAAGGGTGTTAACATTAATGCACATCCTGACTATTTCTTTGCAGCGAAACAAGCTGTTGGTGTAAACTCTCCAGATATCGCAGCTCGTAAATTAAAATACTATGAGTATTTCTATGGTAAAGCTGGCACTGGCGGTGTTTCTAAAGACGCAGGTGCACCA